TTCATTTGATTAGTTTGCTTTCTGGTTAGTGTTTCGTCAAGAGTTATTTGGTTTCGCCCATATACTTTTTGTGGGCTTCATCCTTCTTCGCTTGGGCTTCTGCCACGATGTTGTCGAGGCGTTGGGCAGAGGCTTTGTAGCCTTCTGCGATGGCGTTGAGTCTGCGGATGGTTTCATCTAGGTTGAACTTGTTTGCTTTAACTTTCATACTCTTAATCTATCACAGAATAGGATTTCTGCAAGGGTTTTTTTGCATTTAAATTTCATTGATTACCAAGGACTTACAGAAGCCTACAAAAATTATTTGAGAAAATGACCCCCCATTTTTGAAAAACTTGAAGCCCTAAAAAGTCAGAAGGGGTCGTGGGGGTATTAACATCATTCTCCCCAAACTAATAAAATGTATTATTATATATGTATATATCCCTATGTATACCCCCCTTTTTCTAAATCTATATAAAAGAATTTAAATTCAAAATATCTTCAAGGTAAAAAAATCCGATGGGCTATTTTTATTAAAAACCCTTTTTGATTTAGTTGTTTTTTATATATATCTGTGATATAGTATAAGTATGGGCACAGTATTTTTATTATTAGTATTTACTTACTTATTTTGCTTCCTTTATAAGGCTATGGGAGGAAATAATAGCATATCTAACCTATATCTTAAAATACAAGACTCTACAACTTATGTTTATAATAATATCCTAAACTTTCCCCGCGCCCAAGCCTCTAATCTTATACTTGCCCTCAAAACACTACAAAAAAATATCAAGAAGTGGGAAAAAACAATACCTATTCTTAAAATAAGAAAGTATATAGGTTTAGCAGTAATTATTCATATTATTGGATTTTATATCATTAATCATTTTGTTGTTATTAATCTACCTAAAATTAAAGAAAATTGGCAATATATTACAGATTTAGCAGAAGAAACATCTATTCCAGTAGAATTTAACGAAGCGCCACCAGAATATGATACTGTATCTTACGCCGAAGAGAATATTGATGATAGCGGTAAGATAGGAGATAACTCTGAAAATTTAGATTTACCTAAATTACATAGCGAATTGCCACCCCAAGCCTATAATGCTGTCCCTACGCCAGTTATACACAGATCTAATCCTAAATATAGTGGAGTAATATTAGCGGGAACTAGCATAGGAGGTGGACTAGGAAGTAGCGGAAAAGGCAAAGGATCATATGGTAATGGTTCTGGAGGTAAAGGAACAAAAGAAGGCAAAATTATGGGCGATACTATTAAAGCTAAAAAATTAGGGGTCGTTTTAGATAATTCAAATAGTATGGGTCCTTTTATACCAATGCTTGAAATGGAAATTCGTAATAATTTCTCTAACCCACAGATTACTCGCGTAAATGGTTGTCAAGTTACTTCATTCTCAGATGTGATATTTGCATTTAAATACCTATCTACTCAAGACGTAGATGTGGTTTATTGGTTCTGCGATCTTCAAGACATGCAGGACAAAGAAGGTCTAGAAGCTTTAAATAAAATCTTAAAAGATAAAAATATTAAACTTTATGTAAAAAGTATGGACAAAAGTCCAAACAATAAATTAAGTTCAATAATTAGCTCTAGTGGCGGAAGTTTTTTAACCAAATCAAACTAAAGCGTAACCTTTTTTAAATTTTAGATTTAATTCAAAAGAGTTTACAGCTTGTCCACGATCAAATCTTTTAATAAAGTTTGTTCCAATTTCTGGCATTTCTGCTACGAACATTTTCTTATCCATTTCAAGAGTTACTTGAGTTGGTAGAACGGATACGTTAGTAATCTTATTTTTCATTTTACTTTTAATAGCTCTAGCTATAGCACAATTTTGAGGATTAGCTTTTTCACCCTCTAATATATTCTTATCTGTTATTTTGATTTTTTGTTGTTTCATCATTACCTCTTTTTAAATCATAAGTTATTTCATAAGTTTTAGTTTTATTATTAAGTAATCTAAAAGCAGCTTTAGATTCTTCTCTTATGTCTTGCTCGCTTATGATCCAAAATTTGCACCATCCCTCTGCGTCAATATCGCCTTGAATTAATTCGCATCTTGGTTTATCGCCCTCAAGATAGTAGAACACGCAATATTCACATTCTAATCCTTGATCTTTAAATGGATTTTGTGCTGCGCTTAGATAATGTATTCCATTTGCGCCTATTCCACGATCAAAATATCCGTATGTTTGTAGATTAGTAACAATTTTAAGATATAGATCTTTTTGTCTTTCAGTCAATTTAGGAAATATTAAACCTTCATTCATTGATTTTGTTTACACTATATTCGTAATTATCTGAATCTTCAGTTACCCATTTTGGGCAGTTTTCTACTGTATAGATATGAGAATTTATTTTTCTTTGTATAAGATTTTGCCCTTGTTTTGTAACAAAATTAGGATCATAGACTCGAATTCTATTATTAGGCTGGATAGCAAAATTTCCATTATCTAGTTGTAACACATGCCCGCATTTATGCTGGCCGGGATTTTCACTAAATCCAAAATTGAGTTCGTTAAAATCACTATGCGCCCAATCAAGAGTGAACAGATATGTACCTAAATACTCTTTTCCACTTCTTGAAAGAAATTTAATTTTTTTATTTTGTAATAAAGAAAATTTTGTTACAGCAATATGATAGCTAAAACTATCCCAAAGTTCTAATTCGTGAAGATCTTGCTCTGGCGTTCCTTCTTTTGAAGTAAATGCGCTGATTGGTGCATGCCACCAAATACCACCATCTTCCATTAAGAAATTAAAAAGCGGAGCTTGACTTGGTAGACTAGTAACTCCAAAAATTAAACAGGAATAATATTTGTCATGACTATCTTCTTGATTTCTTAAATAGTTCCCCCTTACATAACATTCAATTGGAGGAATATTAGCGTTTAAGAAAGCCATATTTGTATATTACACATGATAGTGTAAAACATTATATGGTTACTTTACCAAAAAATATATTATATTCATCTGGTGAATTAACTAAATATTTAATATTAACAACAGAAATGGCGATATTTGATGTGGACTCTAAAACACAAAATGAAATTTTAGAGATATGCAATAATTTTTATAATAAATACAAACTTAATTTAAGAATATATCAAACTTCAAATGGATATAGATTATTTTTAACCAATAAAAAATTTGATCTTGCTCTTGATTTTAAATTATTAATGCAATATACAAAAGAATTGAACGGAGATACAAGATATATAATTTTTAATTTGAAAAAAAGTTTTGGAATTTTTACAGCTAGAATTGCTCCTAAAAAAATAAATGCACAAGAAGTATCAACAATGATAGAATTAGTAAATAAATTTAATGATTACAAAAATCATCCAAATGAAGGCGTTGCCAGATACATTACTTCAATTGGAAATGGAGTAATTCTAGAAGAATTTAAAGATTTTATAACTCAACACGATGAAGTAAGCAAAGCTTTCAATAAAAATTCTATTTTAATATAAATATTGTGTAATATTTTAGTAAGCTATAATGTCTAAAAAAAATAAACGTAAGATAGAAGATAAATCGCCGGTAGTTCCTCAAAGAGATAAAATTGAAGGTTTCTTGGATATTCGCGAATTACAATGGACAGATAATCAAAAGAAATTTATACAATTACTTCAAGATAAGGAAACAAAAATAGTATTTTGTAAAGGTCCAGCCGGTACAGCAAAAAGTTTACTTTCAGTTTATGCGGCGCTACAAGCCCTTAATAGTAAAAAAATAGGCGAAATATTTTATATTCGTAATCCTGTAGAGAGTTCTACTCACAATCTAGGATTTCTTAAGGGCGATCTACATAGCAAACTCGATCCATATTTACAGCCATTAATGGATAAACTACATGAATTATTACCAAAAAGTCAAGTAGAAAGATTATTAAAAGAGGAAAGAGTTAAAGGATTACCAGTAGGATTCTTAAGAGGTTTAAGTATTAATGCGAGTTATATTATATGTGACGAAGCTCAAAATTTAAGTATACATGATTTACTATTAATTACTACTAGAATGGGCAGATTCAGTAAATTAATCCTAATAGGAGATATTCGTCAATCAGATATTAAAAATAGTGGATTTGAAAAGATATATAATTTATTTGACGATAAAAAGAGTTCAGATAAAGGTATTATGACATTTAAATTTGGCACAGATGATATCATGCGAAATGATATTTTAGCTTATATTATTGAGAAATTTGAACAACTAAAATAGTTGAATTTTTAATTAATTTAAAGTATAATTAATATTATGCTTAAAACATATTGTACAGAATGTGGTAGTCCAACTACTTATACATCGGCTAAACCTAAATTTTGTAGTGCCTGCGGAACACCTTTTGATAAGTTAGTTGTTAATAAAGTCTTATTACAAAAACCTACGGCAGATAAACCAGTAACCCAAAATAGACCCCAAAAAAGAATTCTGCCTAGAATTGAAAGAAAAGCCGAAGTAGAAAATTATGATGATAATGACGATGATTATGATGATTACGATAATGTTAATACTATGCCTGAAATTAATGATCTCGATATAGAGATTCAAGAAACTCCAAGACAAAAAATTAAAATAGGAGATATTGTTGGAAGTGCAAAAAATGGTTCAAAAAGAGAAAAAATTCAAACTAAAAAATTGACAAAAAATCAAATGGCAGAAGAGAGAAAAAAATTCTTGGAGAATTTCAAGAAAGAAGCTGGTTCAATAAGAGGAAAATCTAGAGGGCCAAAAGATGGCTAAAAAGCCTTCTTTTGAAAGTCTAATTGATATTATAGATTCCGAAATAATCAAAAGAAAAAATAAGTGGAATCTAACCGCCATCAATTGGATGGATTTTCATGATGTTGCGCAGATATTAAGAATTCATATTCATAAGAAATGGCATCTTTACGATCACAAGAAGCCATTGGCCCCTTGGGTTAATCGTATCATTAGTAATCAAATTAAAAACTTAATAAGAAATAATTATAGTAATTTTACTCGTCCATGTCTTAAATGTGCGGCGGCAGAAGGGGAAGATGGATGCGCAATCTACTCAAATCAATGTAATGCTTGTCCACTATATGCAAATTGGGAAAAAAGTAAAAAGAACGCGCATGACACAAAATTAACTCTTAGCATTGAAAATCATTCTCAAGAGATTAATGATATGCCTATGGATCATTTTAATTTAGAGAAAACAGCAAATAATATTCATATTAAAATGCAAAAAGTTTTAAAACCAATAGAATGGAAAGTTTATCAACATCTCTATATAGAAGGAAAAGACGAAGAGCAGACAGCAAAACTTATGGGATATAGAACTAGCGAAAAAAATAGAATAGCTGGATATAAACAAATCAAAAATATTAAAAAGATTATTATTTTTAAAGTCAAAAAGCATCTATATAATGGAGATATAGATTTATATTAATATGAGCGAAAATTTGCCAATCTTAACTGAAGAACAAAAATTAAAACTTTTAACAGAATGGAATAATCGTCCAGATAATCCTCCTTCGTTAGTTGAATTAGTTAGAGTAGCTTTTGATAGAGATGATCTTGATGGAAGAAGTAAAGAAGGAAAAGCTGTTAAAGAATTTTTAGCATCAAGACAAATTAAACCAAGAAAAAGTCATGAATATCAAGCTAAAGGATTAATAGATTTAAGTCTTGAACAAAAAGAATATATTGGTAATAACTGTTCAACTATGACAGGTATAGAGATTGCAAAAATTTTATTTAAAAACGAAGAACTGACAAATCTATCTCAAGAAACTAGAAGTGTTCTTGAATACATTAAAACTTTACCAACAAATATAAAATATAATAATCAAGAAAATGAAAATCTTTCTACAGATGAATATCGTCCACCAAAAAGCGAAGATAGGATGATAGCAAAAATTAACAGATATATTATGGATGGAGTTGACAAAAATAAATTAACCCATAAACATAAAAAAGATATCTCTTCACTTATAGGCTATATGAATACTTTTAGATTCATTCATCAGATTAATTTATATAGTGACGAAAGAGATAGAGAACTTTTTGAAAGCAGCTTTGTTCGTTATACATACGATAAAAGCGATTTAACTCAAGAAGAAGTTGATCAATATATTGTTCTTTCTACAGAAGTAGTAATTTCCTCAAATATTCAACAAACAATTAATGCTCTTCAGAATCAAATTGATCTTTCAATGGAAGCAGACGGAAAAATACCAATGGCAGTTGTTGAAGCAAGTAATACGGCTAGAAAAGAATATAATGATTGCGTTAATCGCCAGCAAAAACTTCTTAATGACCTCAAAGTAAAAAGAAGTGAAAGATTAAGCAAGCAAGTAAAAGAAACCGCGTCAATTATAAATCTTGTGCAGATGTGGAAAGAAGAAGAGAGTCGAGCAAAACTTTTAAAAATGGCAGAGATGCGTAAACAAGTAGTAGAAAAAGAAATTGATAGACTTACTACAATGGATGAATTAAAATGCAAGATATTAGGCATCTCTAAAGATGAGATCTTAAATGGATGAGCGTAATATGTAAAATAGATGGTAAGGAATTCAAAGATGAAAAAAGTCTTCATCTTGCGCTTAAGGGTTATGGTTTAAATAAAGTAAAATACTATCAAACTTATTATGAACGCCGTGATTTACTTACGAATGAATTAATAAATTTTAAAACTAAAGAACAGTATCTTAATAGCGATTTTAATGATAAAAATAATATGAAAAAATGGCTGAAAGAACAGCCAACGGAAAGAGCAAAAGAATATTGCAAAGAACTATTGATTAAAAGAAAAGAATCAAAAAATTTAATATATTCTCCGACTCAAGTAGAGCTAAGAACAATAATGGCACCATCAATCATATTTTATAATAAAATATTTAAAGATTATTACAATGTTTGTTCTTCGATTGGATTAGAGAATAAATTTGTTCATCCTAATCTAACTGGAGATAATTTTAAAAATAAATTGACGCAAAAAGACACGATCTATGTAGACACAAGAGAACAAAGTTGGCTTAAATTTAATACGCCATTTGAAATTAAGACCCTATCATTTGGAGATTACGCTTGTTCAAATGATAATTGTGGATGTTTTATAGAAAGAAAAAGTCTTAGCGATTTCATAAGTACACTTAGCGTTAAGAATTATGATCGTTTTAAAAATGAAATAGAAAAAGCTAGAAAAAATAATTCTTATGTTATTGTTATGGTAGAAGAAACACTTGCGAATGCTTTAAGTTTTCAATATCTTCCTCATATAAGCAAAAAAATAAAAGCAACTCCAGAGTATATATTTCATAATGTAAGAGAACTTCTACAAAGTTATGATAATTTACAATTTTTATTTGTTGATGGTAGAAAAGAAATGACAAGATTAATTGAGGCCATATTTGCTAGTAAATGTTTTTATAAGAAAATAGATTTACAACTAGCATATGATATGAAAATTATATGATTTTTTGTCCAGAAAAATATTTAAAAGAGATTAAAGATGTTAACGCAGAGCTATCTGAACTAAAAGGATTTCTTAATGATCGTGAAGCAAGGATTAGTTTAGCCAAATTCTTAAGAGCAAATATTGGTTTTACTGTCGAACTAATTAGTGGAGTTAAACTCGCAGCCTATCAAGAGATACATTTAAAAGCTATGATGAATAGGAATTTTAATATGTGCGTATTTGGTCGTGGTTGTGGAAAATCTTTTATGGCCGCAGTATTTTGTTTTCTTCAATGCATCTTTGAACCTAATACAAAAATACTTATAGCTGGTCCGACATTTAGAACTGCAAGATTTATTTTTAATAATTTAGAGAAAATCGTTCAAAGCCCCGGAGCAGAACTGCTCTCTCAGTGTTTTGGAGCAAAAGCAAAAAGAAATGATCAATTTGAATGGCAAATTAATAATGGAAGTATTGTTGCTATTCCACTTAACGGAGAAAAAATTCGAGGTTTTCGAGCAAATATTCTTGTGCTTGATGAGTTCCTTTTATTGCCAGAAGAAATAATTAAAAATGTATTAATGCCATTCTTGGTCGCTCCACAAAACATGAAAGAGAGAATGGAGATCCGTGAATTCGAAGACAAATTAATATCTGAGGGAGTAATGCAAGAAAAAGATAGAATGGTTTTTGAAAACACAAGTAAAATGATTGCTCTTTCATCCGCGAGTTATACATTTGAAAATCTTTATAAAACTTATCTTGAATGGTGCGAGAAAATTAATAGTCCAGAAAAAGGCGAAGCAACTTATTTTGTAAGTCAAATGAGCTACGAAGCTTTACCAGAAGAAATGATCGACAAGACAATTATCGAAGAAGCTCAGGCTGGCGGATCAAGTCATAGTGGATTTTTAAGAGAATATTGCGCGCAATTTACAGATGGTAGTGATAGTTATTTTAATGCAAAGAAAATGGAAGAATGTACATTAAAAACTGGAGAAAGACCTCATACATTAATGCGAGGCGATCCAAAGAAAAAATATATTCTCGGAATTGACCCTAATATGAGTGATAGTCCAAATGCAGATTATTTTGCTATGGCTGTTATGGAATATGACGAAGAAAAAAAACAGGGAATATTAGTCCACACTTATGCGGGACTAGGTAACTTAAAAAATCACGTTAATTATTTATATTATATAATGAAAAGTTTTAATATTGTCTTTATGGTGATTGATAATGCGGGAGCGGATACATTCTTATCTGCATGCAATGAATCGAGTTTATTTAAACAAGATAGAATTGAAATTAAAACATTAGATTTTGATTCTGATCTTGAAGGAACAGATTATGATTTAATGATTAAAAATGTCAAGAATCAATATAATTTAGAGAACAGAAGAATTGCATTTAATCAAGTCTTTACTAGTAATTTTATTCGCAAAGCAAATGAATATCTTCAAGCATGCATTGATTACAAAAGAGTATGGTTTGCTAGCCGTACAGCCTCAGACGAAGCATCATTTAATGAAACAATAGCTTTAAATGTTCCTTTAGAACTCATGAAGACTGAAGATAAAAAAGATTGGACAATATTAGACTTTATCGAAAATCAAGATGATTTCATATATCAAACTAAAAAACAATGCGTATTAATTGAGCACTCTACGACCAGTAGAGGAACACAAAGTTTTGATTTACCTCAACATCTAAAAAGAAGTGCGTCAGCCAATAAAGCTAGAAAAGATAATTATTCAGCATTTATGTTAGCAAATTGGGCTGTAAAATGCTATAATGATATAATGACAACTCAAATAGTCGAAGTTCAACCTACTTTTTCGCCTATTATGATCAGATAATGTGTAATATTTAACAACAAAATGGCTAAAAAATCTAAAAAACAAGAAAAAATCGTTAAAAACGACCAAATTCAACCCTTGATGGTTACTGAAGCTTCTACAAATTATGAAATTCAAGCAGCAGTAGCAGGTTCGGACGTAAATGATGCTTCTCATACTCAAACTAGAAGAAATGCAGCCGCCGATATTACTAGAACTAGCAGATATAAAAATATTGATGACGGATTAATTCCTTTTAGATATTCTACTGGTATAGCAAATAGCTCTAATATGAATGTCCGCGACGCGGTCATTCTTTGCCAAAAATGTTATTATAATTTTGCAATATTTAGAAACACAATTGATTTAATGACAGAATTTTCTTGTAGCGATATTTATTTTAAAGGTGGTAGTCAAAAAAGTAGAGATTTCTTTGGCGCATGGTTAAAAAAGATAAACATGTTTGATCTTCAAGATCAATTTTTCCGTGAGTACTATAGAAGTGGAAATGTATTTATTTATCGTTTTGATACAAAAATTCAACCAGAAGATGTAAACAAGATTACTCAAACTTTTGGTTTATCTTCAAAAGCTGCAAATATTATGTTGCCAGCAAGATATAATATTATTAATCCTGCAGATGTTCAAATAGGTGGCACAATCAATTTTTCAGTAGGAAGATATTATAAAATTCTAAGTGATTATGAATTAGAAAGATTAAAAGCTCCCAAGACAGAAGAAGATTTAGAAGTATTAAAAAGCTTACCTCCAGAAACTCAAAAACTTATAACAAAAACAAGAGTTGGAATTCTTACTCTTCCATTAGATCGCAATAGACTTTGCGCTGTATTTTATAAGAAACAAGATTACGAGCCATTTGCAGTTCCTATGGGCTTCCCAGTACTAGAAGATATTAACTGGAAAGCAGAAATGAAAAAGATGGATATGGCCGTAGCTCGTTCATTGCAACAAATTATTCTATTGATTACTATGGGTACAGATCCAGATAAGGGTGGTATTAATCAAAAGAATCTAGAAGCCATGCAAGGTTTATTTACCAATCAAAGCGTTGGTCGAGTTCTTATCGCGGATTATACAACCAAAGCAGAATTTGTTATTCCTAATATCGGAAGTTTAATGGGTCCAGAAAAATATCAGATCGTTGATCGTGATATTCAAATTGGATTAAATAATATTCTTATTGGTAATGAAAAGTTTGCTAATGAAAGTATTAAAGTTCAAGTATTTATTGAAAGATTAAAACAAGCTCGTGAATCTTTTATAAATAATTTCTTATATCCAGAGATTCGTAGAATTAGTAAAGAGCTTGGATTTAAAAATTATCCAACTCCATATTTTCAAGATATTGATCTTAAAGATGATATTCAATATTCCAGAGTATATACAAGATTAATCGAACTTGGCATACTAACTCCAGAAGAAGGTATTACCGCAATTGAAACAGGAAAGTTACCCGATCCAGAAAGCTCTGTTGAATCACAACAAAGACTTAGGGAATTAAAAGATCAAGGTTATTATCAACCACTTATTGGTGGAGTTAAAATGGGTGAACCCGGCAGACCAGCAGGATCAACAGGAATCCCTCAAACAACCAAGAATGTTAAACCAGTTGGTGGTGGGCAACAAAGTAAAGCCGCATTATTTGATATAGAAAAAATTAAAAATAATTTTATTTTAGCTTCAAAACTTCAAGATAAAGTAGAAGCAAATCTTAGAGAGAAACATTCACTCCGTAAACTTTCTAAACAACAAAAAGATGTTGCTTTTGAAATAGTTAAAATTATTGCTTCAAATGAATCACCAGAAAATTGGGAAAATGTAGTTGCAGAATACGTAACTAATCCTAAAGACAAAAATTTAAATACTATAAATGAAATTGAAAGCATCGCAGCAGAACATAGTGTAGATAGTTATGTAGCCAGTATCCTTTATCATAGTAAAAAATCTGAGGATTTAAAAAATGGCTGAAAATTTTATTCGCGCAAAACAAATTAATCAATCAGATCTTTCTGGTTTTGTACAAAATGTTATTGATTCAAATGAATATGAAATAACATATGGTGGCACGGGCATTAACATAAATAACGTTGCACAAATTAATTTAAGTGGTGTTACTATTAATTTAATTGAAAGTATTTTTACTATAACTGGTACAGGCTTAAATATCAGACCAACAATCAACGGAACAGGATTTTTATTAAGTGGAGAAGCTTCAAGCGCAGTTATTTCAAATGTTGTTTACACAACTGGCGACCAAACAATCTCTGGAGACAAAACATTTACTGGAAAATTAATTGCGCCTACAGGGTTTTTTGGAAGAAACAATATATTATCAGGCATATGGTCAGTTATAGCTGGAGGGCAGGAAAACCGTACAGATACAACAGCCAGTAATTCGGTTATCGGAGGAGGTTGTTGCAATACTATAACTGGATATACTTCAACTATTGGTGGAGGATCAAGAAATTCTATATGTGGTAATGATGCCGTTATTGCAGGAGGAGGCGTAAATTGTACTCAACAAGCAACCTCATTTATTGGAGGAGGATGTTGTAATAGAATTTTAGGCTCGGAACAATATAGCATGACAGTCGGAGGTTTTAATAATGAAACTAGAGGACAACTTTCAGTTATAGTTGGTGGTAGCATCAACTGCATTAGTGTCGGTTGTCATTCATTTATTGGTGGTGGAAACAATAATTCTATACTAACATATGCCGGAACTATCGGAGGAGGACAAAGCAATAAAATATTTGGTTCTTCTACAGATTGTTACAGCGTAACAGTTGGAGGATTTAATAATAGAGCAAGCGGAAATGCTATATCTATTCTAGGAGGACTTAACAACGTAGCTGAAGGAAGTAATACTGTTATAGTTGGTGGAACTTCTAATTGCACATGTTATGCATTTACAATAGGCTCATTTATTGGTGGGGGCTTGAGTAATCGTGCTCGTGGATGTTATTCCGTTACGGTCGGAGGACAAAGTAACAATGCGCAATGTGATTTCTCAATCGTGGGTGGTGGAAGAGAAAATTGTGTATTGGCAGACTATGGATATATTCTTGGTGGACGTTGTGCGGTAGTTCAAGCGTCTCACTTTGGAGCAGCAGTTTTTGGAGATAGTCAGAATCGTGCTCATAATTCTTTTGGTCCAGACTCTCTAACTTTAGATTTTACAAGTGGAGTATATTTTAGTAATCAAAAGATATTTGGATTTACTCCAGAGATGGTATTTACCAATTCTAATTTTCTTATATCTGGTAATTTTAATTCTGATGTAGTACTTGCAAGTAACGCCAACCGAATAACAGGAACACTAATTAGTGGTAATCCAACAGGATTTAACGTATCAATTATGCAAGTTGGCGCAGGACAAATTCAGATTACAGGAAGTGGTTCAAATGTAATAGTCAGTAGTTATAATAATCAATTTAGAACTGCTGGTCAATTTGCAACAATTTCACTATTGCATACTGGTAATAATAGATATATAATGTATGGAAATACAATATGATAGTTTTACCTTCAACTTCGGCTGGAGTTCAAAGTTCTAGTTTGGTTGGATTAAGTTCTATAACAATTAATTCGCCAAATACTCTAGTTCTTTTTAGTTTAAAAGTAAATACCCAGCTAACAATAGCTAATATATTTGGAGCAAATCCAAGTTGGGCAGATCCAGCGGGTTCTTTTGCTGATTTTATTACTTTTTACGCAAATAATAATTATGACTCCGAAGTACTAAGCGCAATATATGTAGATTATGGAAGCGGACCTTATTGGGCTGATCTTGGAGATACTATTACAAACGTAACAAATACAGTCGTAGCATCAAATAATAATGCTTTCTACGTTCAACCATATTCTATTCCAGCAACTATACCATTATTAAATGGAAATCTTGCTATAAATCCTTCTTTCAATTAATTTTACTTGACATTTATTTTATATTAATTTATAATTAAATTAATTTAAATATATGAAAGCGCTATATACTTTTTGGTCTAAACCTATCAAAGAAAATATTGCTCGCTGTAAAAATGAAAAAAATTTTATTATGATGTTTGTTTATTCAATGTTATGGTCATCTAAATGGTTTGATAAAGTAGAGTCT